GAATGTACGTCTTGCATTCTTTACGAGTTGTTTGGCAGTCTTGTTTCCCATGAATTATATAAATATACATAGATTAAAACTAAACGTAATGCAATATTTCTTTTCCTAATATACTATATAAACTTTCTCTATTATGACATACACACGAACATTCTTTATAATATTCCTATGGTTAGTGTTTTTAGTCGGTATGTATTTGGTTACATTAACGAATCTAACCAATTTGAACGAGATAGATAAAACCCCTAAAACAGAAGGCATGGAAACAAACGATGCCCCTAGTTGTCCAGATATGTTAATACAGAAGGGAGCAGTACTTGTATTATATAATACTAAACAGCCTGTGGTCGAAGGACAAAACCCAATTCCGTTTAATAGTTTAGATGATTATATCAGATATTTAGAGATACAACGCAAATCTGGCATTGCTTGTCCGGTTTTATATTTACAACAAGAGAGTAACGCACAAGGACAAGATGTATATCGTATGAGACCTAGTCCATTTGATTTGCAAGGCGGATTGCCAACGAATAACGCAGAGATGACTATCCCAGCAGTTCAAGTTTCAGATGCAAATCGATTGAACGCACCATATAATGCAAATAATTATCCAGGATTCGATCCACAAGGTCAATACATTGGCATTTATACAAACTTAGACAAAACCCACGATTCGACGGAACGAACGACGGTTAGTGATAATCCGATGGATTCAAACTGGGGTGGCATTCAATTTACGAATCAAACAGTTGAGAGTGGCAAGTATGCAGACCGACAAGTAACGAAACCTTTGTTATATACACCCAAAACCGCGTTTTATCCCGGCGTTGTCGACAATGAACGCGGACCTGTAGATATTATCTAGACAATCTGGTTCAAGAATGCCAATTAATAATCTATGCACCATCATCTTTTCTACTTATTAAAAAGTCTTTCAAGAAAGTATTCATTACTTGTTTATATTGTTCCTTCCAAGAACGTAATCCATTTTCATCGTAATCAATTATATCCATCAAATCTGTAATATTATATTTTGATAGGATAGATACCATATCGATGTGCCTCGTAACGTATTTCCTATTTACTAATGAACCGTGATATAAATGGTATATAGAGACATCTAAATATTTTATTATTGGAATGTCTGTCATCGCTTCCATATATTGTTGTTGTGCATTGGCTAAATATTTAATCGAAGTCACTTTGTCAAGCAAACACTGATAGAATGTCGTATCCCCACTGCCCATTATCGCAAAATCTGGTAGCTTATATTTAGAATACCAACTTCGCGTAAATGCCCATACAAATCCCGGATGTCCATTCACATCAATAACACACGAAGATTGTCTATTGATAATAGCATTATTCTCAATATTTAACCAGTTTGCAGTATGAAATGGCTGACATATATCTGCCTCGTCTAGTATGTTTGACAATGACGAGTACCAGTTTGGATTATCAAAAAAAATATCTCCGTCCATTGTACATATTTTTGTATAGTTATCTGGAATACGAGTTTCTACTAAATTAATGAGGTTCTCTTTATAAAACATATAGTCATCGGTTTTATATTGAAATATATTTGAACATTCTTTGAATAAAAAAGGTGATCCGTCGATTGACAATTCACCAATATAATATGGAATATTTGCATTGTCTAAGTATTGTTTTACTAATAATAAATTCTGAACAATTCTAACCGATTTACACGGATTAAAGAGGACTAATATCACTGCCATATCTATTTTTTCGGGTTCATTGTAAGTGTCGGGGTAAAACTTCGGATCAAATGGAATATCTACGAATTTTGCCTTTTGCGTTCGTGAGAGCCTAAACATGTATAATATAGTTATATAATACAAATTATAATCGATAACGTAAAATCTATCTAGGTTCATCTACATTCAATCCGGGCGAATAGAGTAAATACTTGCGGATGTTCTCAATCGACGTTTTGTTTATTTTGCGAATTTTGCCGTTACTTTCAATTGTCAGGTTCTCAATGCATTGAGAATTCTTTTGTAATTCTTCTATCAATTTTGGGAATGTGTTGAAATGTTTCATTATTGCCATTGCAGTAACCGAACTTATCCCTGGTATTTGACATAATATAATCTCACCGATGTTATCTGGCGTGACATTATCTTTTTTTACCTTCTTTACGACGGTACAATAGTTTGACCCAGACAATTCCGGTGTCGCGTGATTTACGGCGTCCATCGGCTCTGGTTGGCTCTGGTTTTGTGTAGAAAATGGATACAGCACATTTGCCTGACTTGATACATTGGTATCAGTCACGATTTGTGGAGACATATTGCCTAAATAAGCGTTCGTTAAATAATAAGGAATTTTTCCTTTTGAGAACTCCCGTTCAATCTTATCTGCCATATATATTATCCATTCTGCACTTTCATTCACGGTTGATGCTCGGTGTACACTAAACCCTTTAAAGAATTGCAACGATGTCATTGCCGAATATACTATCTTTTTTTCGATATCAGAACGTACCTGCGAGAACATGCCTTCAAGTAAATAAAACACAGAATGAGGAGGAAATCCACTCGAATTTAATAACCGATATGATTGTTCTTCATATCGCCCATCTTTTATTGACGACAACAGATCAGAGAATGTTTTGCGTTCAATAATTAGAACTTCTTTTCCTTCATTTGTTTGAAGTAATACGTCGCCCAAAGGGAGAACCGCCTTTGCTACCTCTACACAACCCGCACGAGTTTGAGAACATAATATAGCATCCAATTTTTCATATAATAACGTTTCGCGTTCATCTACGATCACCTTCATGACAAATAATATAATAAACACATAGGCTTTATTATATTGTTTTAATGATATTTATTTCACATCGATGTTATTGCTTAACATCCGCGCCAGTTACCAGGAAGCGTTCCTTGGGGACGAGACTGGCAAACATCGTTGGTAAGGGGGGCTTTTAAAACAGTTGAATTCTGGGAAGTCTGATTAAGAGCAATACTCATATGTGCTGTACGACCAATCATTGCAGGAAATCCAGCCTTCTTTGGTCCACCACCGGTAAATGCATTCGTTATGCTAGCCATGCTGCTAGTTCGCTTGGTTCCACTTAATACCATGATATATACTTACTAAATATTTTATATTTTATAAACTGCAAAATATTAAAACAAAATAATATAAATAGAAACTATCATATTATTCTACCGAGGGATTCATTTTATTTGCAAAATAACATGAATATGGATGATGACATTCGAATCGAAAAAAACGCGAACGGTATTGAAACATATATATTCGACCCGTATAACCCCCTAAATAAAGTTATATCAGAAAATGAGATCAAAAATCTGTTATCAAACTATGGTATTAATGCGCCGATATTTAATACTAAATTATACGAACGTGCATTTGTAAATCGTTCTTATACCAAGCGTCCCGATATTGAGAACGAACAAAATAATATTACCATTTTAGAAAAACCAACCGATTGTCTGCCATTATATACTAAATCAAATGAACGATTAGAGTTTGTTGGGGATGGTGTATTGGAATGTATTACTAAATATTACTTATACCGCCGTTTTCCCAAAGAAAACGAAGGGTTTATGACTGAAAAAAAAATTGCCTTGGTAAAAAATGAGTCGATTGGAAAGATTGCCTACGAAATGGGATTACATAAATGGTTAATTTTATCAAAACACGCAGAATCAAAACAAACACGAACCAATCTTAAAAAACTCGGATGTTTATTTGAATCGTTTCTAGGTGCAATGTTTCTGGATTTTAATAAAATTTCTATACACGATGACGATGGATGGTTTCGTGACTTATTTACAACCGGTCCCGGTTTTCAAATGGCACAAATATTTATCGAAAATGTATTTGAAAAACACGTAGATTGGATTGCGTTAATTCGAAACGATGACAATTATAAAAATATTTTACAAGTTAAAATTCAAAAAGAATACAAGGTCACCCCTCACTATATCGAGGTAACTGAACACGATATAGAAAAAGGGTATCATATGGGTGTATATTTGTGTCTAGGACAACCGATTCATAGTGTTCGTCCAGATCAGTCCGTTACAGTAACTACGTTTCGCAGTCATAATGACATTCACCAGTATATGTCAAAGTATAATAAAATTTTGGTATTCTTAGGAGAAGGAGTCCACAAGATTAAAAAGAAAGCAGAACAAATTGCTTGCGAAGACGCAATTGCGAAGTTAAATGGATTCTAAATTGAGAGGTTGTAACGGGCGGCGAATATAATTTGTTTTATTCTCGTCCATTGAAATTGAAATGCTTTTCATAGAAAATGAAATAAAATAAAATTTATAATAATACTCTATACATAATATAAGTAAATGAGTCTTCCAGTCACATATTTAGAACTATTGGAGACAAGAATTATACCGAATCGACAACAAGAGGTCATTGTACAGTTGGGCGAAAATAATCGACGCATTGTGGCAAAAGAAAAAGACGACGAAATGGATCAAACTGAATTGCCTTCCCAAATCTTGAATATGAAGATATTAGATAAACGAAAACAATCGACTATAAATAGACAATTTGTTTTAGATAAATTAAGAAAACAAGAACGATTTATTGTGAAAAACCAAACTGATTTATTTCGTATTGAGCAAGAAGCGCCAATGGAAGAACTTTCAACTACCATTATAACTACTTCTAGCATTCCAGTAAAGATTAATAAAGAGATTATATTAACTGAAAAAACTGTCGTGCCCCTACCGACGCCGGTGGTTGAAGAACCAGAACCTGAACCGGAGCCGGAACAAGCTACTATAATTGTATCTGAGAAAGAGACCGATGATATTGAAAAGGATATTCGCGATATCCAAGAATTGATTGACGTGAATACACAAGAGGTTTTAGAAGATGAACAAAAGTTGGAAAAGGTAGAAGAGTTAATCAAAGAAAAACCGAAACGAGGACGGAAACCGAGAGCAAAACAGACGGATATTGTAGACGACGCCGAACCAGTTGATCTTACAACCGCCGTTATTCGCACACAAAAAGTGATTGACCGATTACCAAAAGAACGCGAGAAGAATATTATAGTGGCTCCTCCTTATTATTTAAATAATCGCAAACTGTTCATACAGAAAATGTCCGCATTATTTGAGCCAAGACGCAAAGAGTTACTTACAAATGTGGAAACAATTTCGTGCACTAAATCACAAACAGACCAATTTGATTTATTAACACATCAAAAAATTGTGCGTGATTATTTAAATTTATACACTCCTTACCGTGGATTGTTATTATATCACGGGTTAGGGTCTGGTAAGACGTGTACATCGATCGCAATTGCAGAGGGAATGAAAAGCGATAAACAAGTGTTTGTGATGACGCCAGCGTCGTTAAAGATGAACTTTTTTAGTGAAATGAAGAAATGTGGGGATGATTTATATAAGAAAAACCAATATTGGGAGTTTGTAACGATTGATGGCTATCCGGAATATGTTGGTATATTATCCCGAGCACTTGCGATATCGCCGCAAACAATTCGTTCAAACGGAGGGGCTTGGTTGGTAAATGTAAATAAGCCCGCAAATTTCACCGAATTAACATCTGATGAACAGGCGTCAGTTGATACACAACTCAATGAAATGATACGAGCTAAGTATAAGGACATTAATTACAATGGTTTAAATATGAAAATATTAAATCAACTTACAAAAGATATGACTGTGAATCCGTTTGATAATTCAGTAATTATTATAGACGAAGCTCACAATTTCGTGAGTCGGATCGTGAATAAAATCAAATCACCCAAATCGATTTCTTATATTTTATACGACTTGTTAATGAAAGCGACGAATGCACGTATCGTATTGCTTTCCGGAACTCCAATTATTAATTACCCAAATGAAATCGGTATTTTATATAATATTCTGCGCGGATATATCAAAACGTGGTCAATGACGGTGAATGTGACTACTGCAAATAAGGTGGATACAAATACTATATTAGGTATATTTGATAAAGCAGATATACGAACACACGATTTTGTTCAATACAGTGGCAATAAATTGATTATTACACGAAACCCATACGGCTTTATTAATTTAAAAAAACGTGGCGTCTTGAAGGGAACTGAACGTGTTGAGAAAAAAC